CTCGTAGAGAGCCCCCTGAGCACTGACACGCTGCTCGGCACGCCGTGGTAGCTCTGCATCTCCAGCACCTTGATCATGGCGTCCAATCCTGAACCAGAGAGGCTTGTTCCGCTTCTTGACCTGATGTTGTGCACCAGGTTTGTGTCCTTCATGAAATGCAGCACGAGGTCCATCTTGGATGTTGCGTACCCGGATGTCTCTCTGAGTGTCTCCTCCATTGTCTCCCTCAGGTCCGGGAACATGCCCTTGAGGACTGCAAACTGGCTCATCGTCTGAGGGTCGAGCGTCGAGCCGCTCCAGACTCTGAAGAGGACGAGCCTGAGGTCAATCTCAGAGGGCACTCCCGAGAGGGTCTGCTTTGTGCTGCTGACTGCTCTATTCGCCATGCTTTGTGACTTTCCTTGTGACCTAGTCACTCTGAGCGACATCAGCTGTTCTGAGTATTGTCTGGACTCCTCCAGTGCCTCAACGAGCCTCACTGGCCTCTGATCATCCTCGTCTTTCTTCGCCTCCTCTCTCTTAGATGCAGCCACGAGTTTGTGGAGGGAAGGCAGGCTCATCCTGAAGGTTGTCGTCTGTCCTTTCGTGCTCTCGGCATTTGGGATGGTCACAGAGAGGCAGGGTGACGTTATGAGGAGGGTAGAGAGCTTATAGACACTTGTCGCACTCACATCCGTCTCGATCGGCCTCTTCGTGTCCCTGATCAGCTCCAGCAGCAGTCTTGCTGTAGGTGAAGCACTGTTCGTGAGGAACGTCATCGCGTGCTCCTCCAGTGCCTCCCTCGGGTCGTCGCCCCCGAGCACCCCCTTTTGGAACTTGTCGAGCAGTTTCTTGCTCTTCAGCATGGATTCTTTGCTCCTGAGGCCGTTGCCCACTTCCACCCTGATCCCGAGAGCCATCACCCCTGAGGGGTCCATCTCGTGCTGCACGCTTATCGAGAGGGCCTGCTCAGTCTTCTTTGTTTCAGGGTCAGAAAGCCACTGGTAGTGTATGAGGAAGCTTGGCAGCAATCCACAGAGTGTGTTGTTCTTCTCGTACTCGAACTTCCCAAGGAGCACATGGGGGTTTGCCTTGATGTCTGCCTCTAGGAACTCGAACATGTCGCTCATGTCGCAGCCCAGGATCTTTTGGTGTCCGACCGCTTGTGCGATCCTGATCTGCTTTGCGAGCTCAACTGAATTTTCAGCAGCAATCATAGCAGACCTTCCGTTCATGTAGTGGTTTTGCATCTCAGAGAATTCCGTAGGGGGTGGGGCCATCATGGCAGACATGACAGCCTTGAGCCACACATCCACCACAATCGGCCCCTCGTACCACTTACTGTTGAACTCCATCACGTCTTTGAAGTTCCCGACAGAGCTCTTGGACGTGCTCTCCTCCACCCCGAGCCTCTTGTAGTACTTCCTCTTTGCCACCATGAGCTTGGACAGCACGAGCTCAGCCTCATCCCCCCCCTTCTTCAGGAACGCTGTTGGCCCGGTGAGGATCACATCAATCGCAATGCTCGTGTCGTCGGATGATGCAGCGTTCTGATAGGTGATCGTCCAGCTCGGGACCAGCCCTGACTTCTTATGATCCCCCATCAGCAAGTTTGAGAGCAATGATCTGCTGTCTGAGGCCTTTCTCC